TAGGGAGCTGGCTCACCACTTCCTAATCCAAGGACTAAAGATTGGATACATCGCACTCGAAGAAAGTATTCAACGCACATTGCAAGGGATAGTTGGGGTGGAGCTAGGTCTACCTATCCACCTTGATCCCTCTCTTGCAGATGAAGAGACAACTAGATCAGCCTTTGATCGTCTTTGTGCAACGCAGCGTCTCTTTCTCTATGACCATTTTGGGTCGATGGATCCTGATCGTCTTGTAGAACAGATCCAATACCTTGCCAATGTTGAGGGGGTAGACGTTGTCTTTGTTGACCACCTGACCATAGTTGTATCTGGACTTCAAGAATGTGATGAACGACGAGCCCTTGATGTTACCTGCACGAAGCTTCGACAAGTAGTTGAATCTACGGGTGTTGGGCTTTTCCTTGTTAGCCACCTCAAGCGCCCCGAAGGGAGAGGCCATGAGGAGGGTGCTCAAGTGTCGCTTGGCCATCTCAGGGGTTCTCATTCAATAGCCCAATTATCCGATGCAGTTATCTCTTGTGAACGAAATCAACAGGGAGATGCAGCAGAACGTAGTGAATTACAACTGCGTTGTTTGAAAAATAGGTTCGCTGGTTTTACTGGCCCTGTTGACAAACTCCTTTACGACCAGGACACAGGTCGATTAATAGTCCCAATGTCTTCTTATTTCTAATGACACTTCTAATTGACGCCGATTGGTTAGCTTATTCGTCGTGCTGTGCTTGTGAACATGATGTCCGATGGGATGATGACAAACACATCCTTTGGTGTAGCGAACAAGATGTCCTTAATGTGATTGAAACAAGAATTGCACAGTACAAATCAATGGCAGAGGATGATGGTCAGGTCATCATGTGCTTCTCTGACTATCCAACTTTTAGGCATGGCCTATCTTTTGATTACAAAGCAACACGCATCGGCAAACGTAAGCCTCTTGCTCTTAAAGATGTAAGAGAAAAACTGGCAAAGCTCTATCATGCCATCAGTTTTAATGGCCTTGAAGGTGATGATGTAATGAGTCTTCTTTCTACAGGAGATAAATATAAAGATCCAATTATCGTCTCTCCTGATAAAGATATGAGAGGTGTACCTTGCACATTGCTAGCAGGCGACGACCTTGAATTAATAACAAGGAAGAAAGCTGATAGGCACTGGATGATCCAAACTCTGACAGGAGATCGAGCCGACAATATAGAAGGATTAACAGGAGTTGGTCCAGTTAGTGCTGAAAAAATTCTTGGTGATGCACAATCATTTGAAGATATGTGGAACAAAGTAATTGAGGCATATCAGAAAAAGAAAAAGACTTATGCAGATGCAATTATGACGGCACGATTAACTCGTATCCTTAGACATGGGGAGTACGATCACACTTCAGGAGAAGTAAAACTTTGGGAGCCAGTACTATGAATGAAGATGATCTTTGGCCACCTATAGACGAGGCAATTCTTCGCAAGTTAAATGAGATTTATCCTGAACAATGTCCTTCTACTGATATGCAAGATCGTGAAATCTGGCATTATGTAGGAGCAAGGTCAGTGGTAAGGATGCTCTATTCCGTTTATGCTGACCAAAATAATCTTGATACTTAACCATGTGTGGTGGCGGCGGTGGGAGGAGTTCACCTCCTGACAACAGTGCTCAGCTAGCTCTCCAACGAGAGCAAATGGCAGAACAAAAAAGACAGTTCGAAATTCAACGAGCTGAAAGTCAAGCTCGCTTTGAAGAACAGAAGCGTATTCAAAATGCACCAGCCCCTCCACCACCTAGTCCAACTGCTGAAGTTGCCGCTCCATCATTGGAGATCACGCCTGAAGCAGGATCGAGAAGAAGAACTCAAGGATATGGAAGAAGGCGATTGCGTACTGATTTAGGTATTCCAGGTGGTGCTGGAGCTGGTGTAAACATCCCCTAACTAAATGGAATTAACTCTGACAGGTGACGTTGATCGTGTAGGAAAAAACTATTCGGAGAAGAATGACGGAACGGTAGCTTCTCGTTATCAACAGCTAGTCACTACTCGTGATCCTTTCCTTCAAAGAGCAAGAGATTGTGCAAAGGTAACTATTCCTTCACTCGTACCTGATTCTCAAATGGGAGATCATGGTCGATTGAAAACTCCTTACCAATCAATTGGTGCTAGAGGTATTAGCAACCTAGCAAGCAAGCTTGGCCTTTCGTTATTTCCTCCTAACTCTCCTTTCTTTAAATTAGAAATAGATTCACTTGCCTTGCGAATAGAGGAGGCAGGGCCTGAAGTAAAGACAGAACTAGATACAGCCTTGGTGAAAGTTGAGCTGGCTGTAATGCAAATGCTTGAAGTTATGAGTGCTCGTGCATCTATGCATGAAGCATTTAAACAACTACTAGTAGCTGGCAATGTTCTTCTTTATGTAGGGGCAGATGGCATAAGAGTTATACATCTAGATAGATATGTTGTAGTACGTGATCCAATGGGACACGTGACTGAAATTATTACAGAAGAAGAAGTTTATCCAGAAGCATTACCTAAAGGTTTTCTTCCTGAAGATGAGACAACTAAAGGAGATAATATTGGCCCTATTAAAAAGACAGTCAAGATTTATACCTGCGTCAAATTTAAAGAAGGTCAAGCTATCTGGTATCAGGAAGCGAAAGGAGAAGAAATACCAGGCACATTTGGTATGTGTCCGAAAGAATGTAGCCCTTGGATTCCATTACGTTTTGAACGGATTGATACAGAAGAGTACGGACGTTCACATGCTGAGGCTTACTACGGAGATTTAACTGCACTCGAATCTCTTTATCAATCAATACTGGAGGGCAGCGCAGCCGCAGCAAAAATTATTTTCCTAGTTAATCCTAATGGGACTACGAGGCCAAGAACTCTTTCATCAGCAGCTAATGGTGCAATCGTACAAGGAAATGCTAATGATGTTTCAGTTATTCAAAGTCAGAAAGGACAAGATCTACAGATAGCTAGCAATTTGGCTGACAGGATCGAAGGTCGATTGCAGTTTGCCTTCCTGCTCAATACAGCAGTACAACGACCAGGAGAGAGGGTAACAGCAGAGGAGATTCGTTATATGGCTCAAGAGTTAGAGGCCTCCATTGGTGGGTTGTACTCCATCCTGACTCAAGAACTGCAACTGCCTCTAGTCAGGAGACTTATGTACATACTTCAGAAACAAGGCAAGCTCCCTGAATTCCCTGACCATGACGAAACAGGCGAACCTCTTGTATCTCCTAAACCCGTGACAGGATTAGAAGCAATCGGTAGAGGAGATGACATGAATAAGTTGACCGAATTTATTGCAATCGCTCAACGATCATTAGGCCCAGAGACAATGGCGCAATACTTAAACATGGAAGAAGCGTTACGTAGACTTGCAGCTAGTGCTTCTATTGATACAACTAACTTAGTAAAAACACCTGAACAGCTAGAACAAGATGCAATGGCTGCACAACAACAGCAGCAACAACAGCAACAGCAAGAGTTGTTAATGGCAGGGATTAAATCCCCAGCCGCAGCTCATGTTGCTGAAAACTTCACTCAAAAAGGAGCACCTTATGGCCCCCAATTCCCAGCAGGAACCAACCCAGGAGACCCCAACGCCGTCCCCAACACCCTCCCCAGCGGAGTCACAGAAGCAGGAGTCCCAAGTGGCCCCGTCGCTGAAGGGTAAAGAACTTTCTCCACCTGAAGAGGGAGTAACTGAACTACCTCCTATCAAATCGCCTAAAGCTCCTAAGAAAGCTAAAGCTCCTGAAGAGTGGAAACCTACAGTGACCAAGGACAACCCTAATCACATCACCATTAAGTAAAACAAACACAGACCCATGCCAGAAGCACTCACTATCAAGGAAGATCCAACCCCCGCCTTGTCTGAAGAAGATCAGGCGGCTCTTCAAGAATCTGAAAAGACTGAAGGTAGCGAAACTCCTGAACTCCTCGCTGGTAAATACAAGTCAGTTGAGGAGTTAGAGAAAGGCTATCAAGAGTTACAGCAGAAGTTAGGCAGTCCTGAGACTGCTGAGACTGAAGATTCTGGAATCACTGAAACCGATTCAGAACAAGAAGTATCGAATGACCCTAAAGAAATCTATGGTGATTTTATTGGTGGTCGATTCGAAGAGAATGGAATTGACTTTCAAGATATGAATACTCGCTGGCAAGAATCCGGTGAGCTAACAAAAGAAGATTATGGAGAATTAGAAGGAGCTGGCTTTACTCGTGAAATGGTAGACGCCTATCTTTCTGGAGTTCAATTCAGAGCTGCACAAGATAGTGAACTTGCCGCCAAAGAAGTCATGTCAATTAAACAAGACTTCGGAGGGGAGAAAGCCTATGACGACATGATCTCATGGGCGGGTGCAAATCTTGAGGAGGCAGAAATTAATGCCTTTAATAATATGATCAAGACAACAGATACTAACCAGATAAGAATTGCATTAGCTGGTATACAGGCTAAGTATCAAGCCACTGCTAATCGTGAACCGAACTTGATCGGAGGTAAAGCGCCAAGAGGAGCAAGAGATAAATATGAATCGACTGCACAAGTTGTTGCAGCAATGAATGATCCTTTATATAAAACAGATCCTGCATTTAGGAAGAAGGTAGAAGACAAGATTGCTAGATCATCTGTGTTGTAAAGGCTATTATCTAATTACCTAGACCCAATCACTGAAGCTCTGGCCCTTTACGGAGGACACCCTTAGTGGAAGGAAGCGAGGTCAGGCACTCCCTTCTTCTAGGTTTTAATCTATGGCCAACATGACCGTTTCCAGGCTCGGCCTGGTGAACGCAACTGGTACTTCTTACGATGCACTTTTTCTTAAAGTCTTCAGTGGAGAGGTACTGTCTGCGTTTCGTAAAGCTACGGTGTTTGAAAGTTTGCATACTGTAAGAACTATTTCTTCAGGCAAATCAGCACAATTTCCAATTATTGGACTCAGTTCAACTGGATACCATACGCCAGGCACCCAGCTAACAGGCAATGCCATCAAACATGCTGAGGCTACAGTCAACATTGACGACAAACTTGTATCACAAGTATTCGTCGCAGATATTGACGAGGCCAAGAATCATTATGATGTAAGATCTCAGTATTCAACTGAGATGGGCAACGCATTAGCTTACACTTTTGACAAGAATGTAGCTGCTACTATTGCACAAGCTGCACGTACATCTACCAACTTCAATACTGACCTCCCTGGAGGTACTCGTATTAAGATTGTTGCTGCAAATAAAGCTGCTATTACAGGTGCAAACCTTGTAGCTGCTATGTGGTCAGCAGCTGAACAGATGGACATTAACAATGTTCCAGCTGAGGATCGTACTCTTGTCTTAGGCCCAACTGAGTATTACAAGTTGGCTCAAACCACTGACGTTCTCAACAGAGACTGGGGTGGATCTGGAGCATACGCAGATGGAACAGTCTTGAAGGTTGCTGGTATCAGCATCGTTAAGTCCAACCAT